ACAATAAGTTTTTTATAGTTTAGAACCATTCTAAATTGTCCATAACGATAAAAAAAACCCAGCGTCTTTTACAACGCTGGGCTTATAATACAGATTATTTAGACATAGCTTCTTTTAATCTAGCTATATTGTACTCCCTCATCTGCACTTGTTTAGTCACATCTTTTACATCTGACTTCGCTTTTGGAGTAAACTTTTTCTCAAAAGCAACTTCATATGCAAGATGTAATTCATCTAGTATCATCTCTGCACGTTTGATATTCAAAGCCTGTGCATCACGTCTGAATATAAGTTTATCTACATTCAGCATAGATATTTCATTACCTGTGTCTTCTCTCAAAGCATTTTTCATAAGATCATTTGTCTTATCAGAACTAGCAATGCATTGTTCCAAATGTCTTTGAAAGCAACCGATAATGCTGTTAGCGTTCCATTCAGCTAACATAGACCAGTCTTTGTGTTGTGCAAATGGTGTAATTACATTATTGAATAATGCTTTAACACCACCTCTAATATCTACTGAATCTAATACATCAGACATATCATTTAGTCTGTTGTCAGAATAATCAGCAGATTGTACTTCACTTGCTAACGTCATATATACCTCCATTTGTTAGTGTATTTAACTCGCTATTGATTTCAGCAACTTTGTCACTTTCACCTTTAGCGATAGCTTCTTCTTTTAAGCTACATAGCTCATTAACTCTCATCTTATTAGAGTCATCAACTATCAACTCATAGTATTTAACATAGTCCATAGATACCTCCTTTGTTTGAACTAACGTCCACATAACGTGGTAAGCGTACAGACAACAAGGGGAGTACTCACCTGTCAACAGCTTGGCAGGGGTTTACACCTGCGACTGCATTGTCCCTCGTGGACAATCAGTCCTGTTGATAGGTAGAGGGGATTCCTTGTTAGTCTAGCGTAATCACGTGTGTGTGGAGGGACCCATAGTGTAACGAGTAATCTACATATTACATATGTGATTACGAGTGGTTTGCACCTTTGTAATATGCAAAGTGCAAAACACGTATGGGAGGCGTCCTCGCAGACAAAAGCCTATAGCTTTTGGCGAGAAGACTCTGTTTTGCCGAAGGCAACTACATCTGGTATTGTGAGTTTGACGAACAACTAAAGTGCTGTAATTTTGCTTGACACAACATAAATTTAAAACTACGTACCTATAAGGGTAGAATAAATAGTTATGAAAGATGACTTAACAGACAAGCAAAGACAGCTCGTTGATACTATCGTAGCAACTGGTTGTAGTATAAAGGAAGCTGCAGAAAAGGCAGGATATTCAACAAAAGGCAGTAAAGAAGCAGGTAGAGTAAGTGCTTCTCGCACACTACGTTTACCAAAGGTACAACAGTATATGCAACAGAGAGTGGCACAAACTCTTGGACTTGGTGCAGTAAGTGCGAGTAAACGACTGATAGAACTTTCAACAGGGGCGAGATCGGAGTATGTACAACTGGAAGCGTCCAGAGATATACTAGATCGAGTGGGACTGAAAGCACCAGATCGTATAGCTCACAATTTACAGGGGGATATTAAGATTAATATAGACCTATCGTGAGGCGTTGGTACGCACCCACACATTTAGAATCGACAGATTCGGAGGGTGGGGGCGAAACTCACCAGCTTTAGCTGACGAGGCGTATGTCACAGACAACAGGGTTCAAATTAGTACATCATGGCAAAACAGAAGTTTAAAGATATAGTTATCCATGAAAGGATTCCTAAGAGTACGAATATTGGAAGAAGACCTAAAAAGTCTTCAATGAACAAACACAGAAAGCGTTCGTGGAAGAAATACAATGGACAAGGTAAATAAATACATCAAACAGCTGCAGGTATGGTCTTTGTATTATAGAGAAGGCATTGTGGGATTCTGGCTAGGCTTTTTATTTTTTTTGTTGCTAAGTGCGTTTATAAATTTTTTTTAATTCTATAAGCTCAATCCTCCAAAAATCAAAAGGAGGAAATATGAATTACAAGGTAAATATATGGAAAGATGACTCTCTCAAAAGAGAGATTGTATATACTGCAGATAATGATATACAAGCAATACAGATGGCTAGTGCAGCAACACCAGATGGTTGTAGATCTACATATGAAGAAATAACAGAGGAGCAAAAATCATGCCTTATGGAAAAGGAACCTATGGTTCAAAACGAGGAAGACCAAGTAAAAGCAGTGGCTTAAAAGGTAAACAAAAAAACCTACCACCTGCTTTGAAAAAAAAGATAATGGCTGCCAAGAAAAAAAAGTAATGGCAACTAAAGCTGAAAAAAAGCATATGGATAAGGTAGCACAATTAGGTTGCTTCGTTTGTGAACGACCTGCTACCTTACACCATATTAGACCAAAAGGAACTGGCATAGGAAGAAGAACTTCTCACTTTGAGGTGATCCCCCTTTGCCCAGATCACCATCAAGGAAAGTTTTCAATTCATATGTCTAAGAAAGCTTTTGAAGAAAAATATGGTACAGAAAAAGAAATCCTTGAAATAGTATTACAAAGAGTTAAGGAAGAAGAATGTCGTTCATCAATACTTTAAGTCTAAAAGATAGAAGAAGATTAAGAACCATTGTCAAAAATACTCATCTAAAATATTATCCTACACATATGATAACAGACAAAGAAGCTGATAAATTAGTAGAAGCTTTTGGTGAAGAAACTATCTATAATCTGTTAAAACAGAATGTAGGAACTAATGTCGATTAATTTTAAATATAAGCCAGATGGTAAAACTATAAAAGACTTCATGAAGTCAGATGACTTCTTTAGAGGTATAAGAGGACCAGTAGGTTCTGGTAAATCAGTATCTTGTTGTATAGAAATATTTAGACGAGCATTGTTGCAACAAAAGAATGAACAAGGTATTCGTAAATCAAGATGGGCAGTAATTAGAAATACAAACCCACAGCTAAGAACAACAACAATTAAAACATGGCTTGATTGGTTTCCAGAAGATGTCTGGGGAAACTTTGCCTGGAGTGTACCTTATACACATAGAATACTTAAGAATGATTTAGATATAGAAGTTATATTCTTAGCTCTTGATAGACCAGAAGATGTTAAGAAACTATTATCTCTAGAGCTTACAGGTGTTTGGGTAAATGAAGCTAGAGAAATACCAAAATCAATTATTGATGCTTGTACAATGAGGGTAGGAAGGTTTCCTAGTATGAGAGAAGGTGGAGCTACTTGGTATGGAGTTATTGCAGATACTAATGCTCCAGAAGAAGATCATTGGTGGGCAATCATGGCAGGTGATGTACCTGTACCAGATCACATATCAAGAGATGAAGCTTTAATGTTAGTCAAACCAGATAACTGGAGTTTCTATACTCAACCTTCTGCTATGATAGAAAAAAAAGAAAATGGAATGACTATAGGTTATGATCCAACAGATAATGCAGAAAACAAATCAAACCTAACAGAAAAATATTATTCTAATATTATTAGAGGTAAGACTAAAGGGTGGATTGATGTTTATGTTTTAAACAAGCTAGGATCTATTGAAGAAGGTAAACCTGTATATCCAAACTTCAAAGAAGAAATACATAACTCAAAAGAAGATTTAGAATTAAGTCCACATCAACCAATATACATTGGGGTTGACTTTGGACTTACACCTGCAGCAGTCTTTGGTCAAAGATTAGTTACAGGCAGATGGCATATTATAAACGAGCTAGTATGTTTTGATATGGGAGTCATAAGATTTTCTGAATTATTAAGATCAGAGATAGCTAAATATTATAAAGGTTATGAAGTACATATCTATGGTGATCCTGCTGGAGATTTTAGATCACAAACAGATGAAAGAACTCCATTTCAAATTATGAGGCAACAAGGACTCAATGCATTACCTGCTCCATCAAATGATGTAGCTTTAAGAATAGAAGCTGTAGATGCAGCTCTATCTAGATTACTAGATGGTAAGCCAGGATTCTTGCTAGACAGAAAATGTGTAAATCTTAAAAAAGGTTTTAATGGTGGTTATCATTATAGAAGACTACAAGTATCTGGAGATAGATATGATGAAAAGCCTTTAAAGAATAGATACTCTCACGTCCATGATGCATTACAATATTTAATGATGGGAGCTGGAGAAGGTAGATCTATATTAGCAGGTAAACCTAGATCTAAACCAACTATAGCTAGTAGAGATTTTGATGTATTCAAAACAAAGAAAGCAACTAAAAGGAAAGTATGGGATCTGTTCAAAAGGAATGGTTAATATATTTTTATGAAGCAGAAGACCACCCTTATTCAGATTGGTTATTCTTTTTAAGAAAAGGTTTTAAACATTGTGGAGCTATATCTTATAATTCACAAAAAGATGCTTGGGTTCATTTAGAGTTTACACACGCAGGTATAAGATTATCATTTCTAGATAAACAAGAGCTAGAAGATATGTTAGCTTATTTAAAAGGTTTTAAAGTATTAAGATGTCCTGTTAAAGATCAATGGCATCTACTTCGTATAAAAGATATTACCTGCGTTGCTTTTATTATGAGATTAATAGGCTATTACAAGTGGTGGATCTTTACACCTTATCAACTTTATTGTGCGTTGATTAAAGCAGGATATAAGTCATTTTGGGATCAAGATGCCAAAACCAAAGAAAAAATCGATACAAGAAATAATAGATGAGATGAAAGATCTTCATGATCAAGAAGATGATTTAATCGCAGAGATGGAAGCAGGATATGGTTCTCTTACATCTGATGATCTAGATGATATTGATTTTGATGACGATTTAGAGGAGGACAGATAATGGGCGGAATATTTAGAAAACCATCTCCACCACCAAGAAATGATGCTTTAGAAAAACAATTAGCTGCAGAAAGAGCTGCTGAAGAAAAAGCTGCAAAAGATGCAGAAAATGCTGCTAAAGTATATTCAGAAAAAAAAGCAAAAGGAATTATAGGAGCAAGATCTCTATTTGCCAGAGCTGGTGGTAGAGGCTTTTTTGGCTAATGAGAAAAGAACATAAAAATCCTAAAGGTGGACTAACTGCAAAAGGTAGAGCTTACTTCAAAAGAAAAGAAGGAGCTAACCTTAAACCACCAGTTAAAAAGACTCCACCAAAAGGTACAAAGAACTTTAAAAGAAAGGTCAGCTTTGCTGCGAGATTTGCAGGAATGAAAGGACCAATGAAAGACTCTAAAGGCAGACCTACAAGAAAAG